GCCAACCTGTCCGGGGCCAACCTGTCCGGGGCCAACCTGTCCGGGGCCAACCTGTCCGGGGCCGACCTTACAGACACCAAGGGCCTCGTCAAGCTCATGGGCGTGGTACCCGGCAACTGCTACTGGAAGCGGTTTAACGCTGGTCTCTGCAACCAGAGCTATCAGTACCATGTTGGCCTCAACTGCCTACACGAAGGCGAGATGTTTGCCGCCGACGAGCGTGTCATGTGCTCCTATCCCGGCTTCCACTTTGGCAGTCGCTCGTGGTGTGCGGTCAACTATCCCGACCGGCCTCTGGAGGCACTGATCCGCATCCCAGAGGATGCGCAGATCAACGAGCCGTGGGCAACGGATGGCAAGGCGAGTGCCGACAAGATCGAAATCCTGCAGATATTCGATTGCGCCAGTGGCGAAGATGTGACAGACCAATATCGGCAGGACGGCGACACTATCGGCGACCGGTTGCTCAGCACCATCGCAATGGAGCGGTAGTATGCCCCCGGTGCAGCTCGCGTTGCCGGTGGCGTTGCCCGTCGGTCGCGACCTGGTGGCCCTTGCGGACATCGACGACGCGGAGAGACTGCTGCAGTACCGCTGGCGCGCCATCCGTATCCGGCGTACCTGGTACGCGGTGCGGGCGGACAGTGACGCGCTGATCTACATGCACCGGCTGATCCTAAACGCGCCGGATGGCATGATTGTGGATCATCGCGATGGCAACGGTCTCAACAACAGTCGTGCCAACCTGCGAGTCGTCACACACCGGGAGAACAACATCAACGCGGCGAAGCGGGCCGGCTGCAGCAGCCACCACCGGGGCGTGGACTATCACCGGAGCACGCGGGCTTGGCGAGCCCGGGTGTGGTGCGGCGGCAGGGAAACGCTCGTCGGGTTCTTTGCCACAGAAGAGGAGGCAGTAGCAGCCAGGGAGAGAGCAGCACGAGAGGTATACGGCGAGTACGTAAGTGTGAGGAGGTGCCCATGACCAAAGAGCGCATCGGGGATGTTGTCGGAGTCGTCATCGTCGCCCTGGCGGTGCTGTACTGGTTGGCCCAGATGGTACGCGCGGGGTGGCTGTGGTGAGGCCGTGGTGAGGCCGTGGTGAGGCCGTGGTGAAAGGAGGGACACATGGGAACCGCCGGATACGATCCCTACGACGATCTGGCGTTCTGCCCCGTATCGGCGGCGCGCATGGCAGACGTGGAAATTGAGGTGGAAGCCGAAGAACGCTGCCGCGCCAGGCTCAAGGACTTGCGAGCACAGGTCGGCCGGCTGGCGGCGGAGAACCGCCAGTTGCAGGCCCGACTGGACGGAGTGTTGGACCAGATTGCCGACCTGCGGCAGCAGATGCCACAGACAGCATGACGCGCCTTGGGCCTTTCAGTACCCTACCATCGGGTGGATCGGAAGCTACGAAGACTGTGACCCATTATAGGTCACGAAAGGAAGAGCGACAAATGGCTACAGAGCCCATCGTCAGCACCGCAACCGAAGACCCCTTTGAGAGTGCGAGCAATGCGACTCTCGCCCCCCGCAGCTACTTTGGCCAGATCGACATCGACGCCTGGCACTGCGTGCTGATCAAGGGCAGGGGCAAGGTGCCGTTCGACCCGGCGCAGCACAGCCGCGCCGACCGGCGCACGGCCATTACCATCGCCCTGTTGCCCCTGCCTGAGATGAAGGTCCAGTTCGAGATCAAGCGCGACCTGGTGGCCGAGAGCCACGAGTGGACCAAGTTCATGCTGCCGTCCCTGAAGGCGCTGGGCCTGGCGAATGTGCGGGACGCCAACGGCCGCTGGGCCAAGATGCAGCAGGTGGGCACGGGGCGTACGTATCGCAATGCCAAGGGCGAGGAGAAAGAAGCTACGGCGTTCAAGTTCCTGGCATTGTATGCCGATGAGGCGACTTGTCGGGCAACGTATGCGGTGGAGGCTGCAGGCCACGCGAACGGCAACGGACAGGCTGCTGCTACTGCTACGGCGACAGTTGCCGATGCCAACGCACTGAACGTCGCACGCCCCTTCATCGCAGCCTTTGCGCGCCAGAACCAGTTCGACATCGAGAAGACGCGCGCGGCCTGCCGGTCGCAGGCCATCATCACCAAGGCCATCGACGTGGATAGCGAGACGTTCGTCAACATCGTGGCCGAGGCCATGGCGGCGACGGGAGGCAAGTGAGATGACACGCACATTCAGGCCCGTGGGCATCGGCATCGCCTGGCACAATGAGCCGGACCCGGATGACCCGACCGTGGACCTGCCCGATGAGGTCTGCCAGGCGGTCGATTGCAACCCGTTGCCCGAGTGCATCTGCACGGACGATGAGAAGTATCAGAACAACGTCGCGGCGGAAGCGCTTGAGAAGAGCTATGAGATTGTCACAGTCATCGACGCGTTCGGCGACATGGGTCTGCGCCTCGCGTATGGGGCGCCACCTGAACTGCCACCACTGGACTTGAGTCTGGTAGCATAGCAACGCCGCCTTCAACCTCCCGGAGGTCCGGAGCAACCCTCCGGGAGGTCAGATCTTCGCCACGCCAGGAGGTTGCCATGAGCATCACCGCTGCCGTCATCGACTCTCGCGAGCCCAAGTGGGTGCAGGGTTTGAGCTTCAATGGCGCCATGGTCGCCACCGGGCTGCTGGACGCCGGCGATCTCCTGGCCATCTGCGACGATGGGACGCTGTTGGCCATCGAGCGCAAGACCCCGGACGATCTCCTCAACAGCATCCGTGATGAACGGCTCTGGGCGCAACTTGCCGGTCTCTGCCAGGTGACACGGTGGGCGTACCTGGTGGTAACCGGCGAGCTGCGCCAGGGGCCGGACGGCAAAGTCGTCACCGATGCGCGCGGCACCGGGTGGAACTGGGCATCGGTGCAAGGCGCCCTGTTGCAGGCCCAAGAAATGGGCATCTTTATCGTACACTGCGCCGGTGACGAGGACTATGAGGCTGCAGTTCTGCGGCTGGCAACGCGGTCGCACCGCGCAGAAGTCGTCGTGTCGCCGGCGCGGGAGCCCCGTATCCTGGCGCAAGCAGAGCAGATACTGTGCGCGTTGCCCGGCATCGGCTGGGAACGCATGCAGGCGCTGATGCAACACTGTGGCAACGCCGCTTGGGCTATGAACTACCTCACCAGTATCGAGGCATCTGACATCCCCGGCATCGGGCCGGGGACCAGGCGCGCCATCCGCAAAGCCCTCGGCCTCAAGGAAGACGAAGAACTCGCAGTAGTCATTGCAGAAACGGGCCAATTGGCCCAGGAGCAAGCAGCATGACAGAGCAGAGCAAAGCATTGAGCGTTATCAAACCGCAGGCATTGACACCGGACATCTGGCAGATGATCCGCGATGTGGCACCGGCGATGCACGCTGCCCGCTGGTTCAGTGTGAGCAATCCCGAGCAGGCCATGGCCATCATGCTCAAGGGGCACGAGCTGGGCCTGGGCCTGGCAGCGTCCTTCGAGTTCATCAAGCCGGTGCTGAGCCGGCCGTGCCTGACACCTATGGGGGCGTTGGCGCTGATCCAGAACAGTCCACTGATCGCTGAAATGGAAATCAAAGACCTGACAGATGATCAGGGGCGCCCCACCGGCTGCCGCGTACGCATGAAGCGGAGCAGCGGATTCGAGTACCAGTGCACCTTCACCGAAGACGACGCCAAGCGCGCGGGCCTGATCAAGCCCGACTCCGGATACGAGAAATACCCGGCGAACATGTACCGTTGGCGGGCGATTGGCTTCTGCGCGGATGTGGTATGTCCCGATGTGCTGGGAGGCCTGAAACGCGCAGACGAAATGGGCGCGACAATCTCGCCGGACGGACAGGTGATTGAGGCGGCCTGGAAGCCGGTGGCACCGGCGGCGGCCGAGCAGCAGGCCGCACCCGCACCTGCCATTACAGCGCCTGCAGTTTCTATCATCTCGCTCGACGATCTTCTGGCCAAGCACGGCGCTGAGGCCATCATCGCAGCCAACGAGGGGCGTATTCCTGGCATGGACGCTGAGATCGAGGCCGTCGCGATCAAGCTGGAGCAGGGCAATGGCTGAGCAGCACACGCCGGGGCCATGGCGCGCAGGCAAGGGATCTGATGCGGGCCTGATTCTAGCGGATGATCAGGGAGGCGGGCCAACGCGGGCAGTATGCGAGATGCGGTATCATGCCGTCCCGCGGTCCGAAATGATCGCCAATCAGTGCCTCATCACCGCTGCCCCCGATCTCCTGGCTGCCTGCCAGCAAGGCGGACCAACCCTGCTGACGCAAGCCGCCGATCTACTGCAAACGCATGCGCCAGAGATCGCAGCAGAACTGCGGCGCAAAGCAGGGGCTGAGCGAGTGGCGATTGCACTCGCAGAGGATGGCTACTGTGTCTGAGGTCACTCATCTCAGCTACAGCTCGCTCAATCTCTACCTCCTCTGCGGCCATGCCTGGAAACAGCGCTACGTGGAGAAGGTGCAGACGCCCACCTCGCCGGCGTTGGTCTTCGGCAGTGCGTTCCACGGCACGGCAGAGGCATACCTGCAAGGCGCCGATCTGGAGCCCGCCTGGGAACAGTCCTGGGGCCAGCAACTGGAACGCAATCCAGCGGTGGCCTGGGGCAGCGATACGGTGGACAGTTGTCATGCCGACGGCCTGCGCATGGTACGCGCCAAGCCCGTACGGGACCTGCTGGAGCAGGTACGTGCCAACTATGAACCGGGCGAGGGTCGCATCGAGCGGCGAGTGGAGCTGCGGGTACCGGGCGTACCAGTGCCCATCATCGGCTACGTGGACCTGATCACGCGGGATGGCGTGCCGGGGGACATCAAGACGGCCGCGCGCATGTGGACCGAGATCGTTGGGGTGAATGCCACGGGGGAGCCTGAACCAGGAGGAGGGTCGTGCCAAACTTTATCGCTTCGCCTGCTGACGATCAGCAGGTGCAGGTAACGGCCACCTGGAGGGAAGATGACGATGCCCAGACGCGAGCCTGAGCCGCCAACTCAGAGTCCGAGGGACTGGCAAGCTCTAGAGCCAAAAAGAGCGCGTAACCTGGAAGCGGCCATCAGCATCGAAGAGTGTGGCCAGATGCACTGGAGCGCACTAATCGATGCGGCCATAGGCAAGCCCAAGTTTGTCGAGATTCTCTACGATAGCAAAAGCAGCCGGTCAGGCATCCGGGCCGCAATGAATGCCAGGGCCTGTGGGTTTACAAGCGACGCGCGCGGATCGGGGCCAAGAGCACATTGACGTATGCTGGCATCTGGCACAAGCTGGAGCTGCCAATCCGCGCTCGCCCGGCGCGGGAGGCCAAGCCAGGCTTGTGGGCCATCAGCTTTTTTGTCCGATCTCCCAATCAAGAAGGGCCGATACCACGACGCGTATCTGAACGACGAGGATGATGAAGCCAACGGCTGGCATGACGACGACGAGACCGGCCGCCAACAGTAATCTGGAGGGGAGGACATGGAGCGCTTTTGTGCATTCGACATCGAGATTACGACCGAAATCCCGGAGGGCACCGACGACTGGAAGGCACTGCGCCCGCTGGGCATCTCCTGTGCAGCCACGCTGACTGACGCCGGCGATCTCCGCCTCTGGCACGGCGCCGAGCAGCCGGATGGCCGCCTGGCGGAGCGGATGACGCCAATGGAATGCCAGGCGCTTGTTGAGTACTTGGTGAGCCTGGCCAAGGACATGACTCGGGTCCTGACATGGAACGGTCTCGGTTTCGATCTGGACATCCTCCAGGAGGAGTGTGGCCGGGGCTATATGCAGGACTTTTGCCATCTCCTCGCTCGCCATGACCACATCGACATGATGTTTCAGATCTTTTGCCAGAAAGGCTTTGGCCTGGGATTGGACGTTGCCGCGAAAGGCATGGGTCTGGCTGGCAAGACGGAGGGCATACACAGAGACCTCGCTCCGGTAATGTGGGCGCAGGGCCGAGTCGAGCAGGACAAGGTGCTGGAATACGTCGCCCAGAATGTGCGCACCACGGCAGACCTCTACCGCGCTATCCTCAAAGAGCGTTGCCTGCGCTGGCAGGCCAGGTCTGGCGGGCAGGCATCCTGGTCGCCCACGCTCCACACAAGTGGCGACGTCCGCAATCTGCGCATGCTTACGGTCGACGAGTGCCTGCGTCTCCCCGAGCCGGACACGTCCTGGATGAGGAACCCCTGGCCACGCTCCAAGTTCGCAGGGTGGCTGCGTGAGCCACGGGAGAGGCCGTCTCCCAAGCCTGTCCCGGTGCCTGCGCAGCTGGGCCTGCCGCGCATTAGCGGCGGGTTGGAGGAGCGGAAGTGTGACGATCCCACGCATGAGATGCTCGATGGCGAGGTCTGGTGTCCCCGCTGCGATGGACATGGAGACTATCTCTTGGGCCTCACCGGTGGCATCATCTGCTGCGAGGTTTGTGAAGGGCGGGGCTCAGTTCACCCCGCCTTCCAACAGGCCTACATAGCCCGCAAGGGCAGTCTGAGTATCTGTGACAAATGCTATAGCTGGACCTGGTGTGTCCAGGCAGGCGAGCAGAGGCTGTGTTCACAGTGTAGTCTGACTGAACGATGAGCAGCTACCTGATCCCTGGCGACAGGCCGATGGACACCTTCCGGCGCGAGCTGATGGACATCCTTTGCCGCAATATGGGATTGGGCATCCGGGTGGTGGCCGCGCCATCGAAGACGCTCAAGGCGCCGGCGCCGGACACCATCCGCTACCTCGACGCCTGCAGCAACGCGGATGGCAGCTACTACGTCTTTGGGGTGCAGACGGTAGCCAGCGCCCTCGGCATCTCGGTCAGCGAGATGCGGCGCCTGACAGAGAGGGTGCGCACGCGGCACGAGGAGATGTTCTCCATGCAGGAGGCGCTGCGGCTGTTCGAGGCGCTGGCCGCGGAGCGCCACGGGTAAGAGGCACACCGCATGACGCGGGCCGCAGAGGATGCCCAGCTCGTCGCTGCACGTCGCCGACTCTACGTGGCGGCGATCGAGCTCGTCTGCTTCGGCGAGGGCTCGCGGGCCGACTTGGAACGGTTGCGCCGGCAGGTCCTGCGGCTCAAGCGCCGGCGCGGGAAGAAGAGGAGGAAAAGTTCCATGGCGTGGAAAAAGCTCGTAATGCCCCTGAAGCCGAGCCAGATCCCCGCAATCTCGCTCAACTTGAGCGGCCGGCTCTGCTACACGCAGGCCCTGGCGGAGCGGATCGGGGAGCCCCCGACGGTAGAGATCTACATCGACGAGGAGCGCAAGCTTCTCGGCATCCGGCCCGGCGAGTCGGATGGCGACAAGGGGCTCCTGATGGGCAAGAATAACGCTGTTACCATCAAAAAGCTGCTGACGGTCACGGGGCTGTGGGAGCGGTTGTCGCTGCCGATCACGCTGCGGCCGGCGACGGTGGAGGATGATGGTATCTGGGCCATCCCCATCGAGCTGGCCGAGGAGCAGGCGCGGGATGGCCCCAAAACGTGACATGGCCCCCTCCCCGCGCATCGGGCTTGCCGGTGTGCTGCTCCTCGGTCTGCTTCTCATGGTGATCGCGAGGCACGCGCCGGCGGAGGATCCAGCGCCTGGCCCCGGCCCGCCCTGGTCGCCGGCGCCCCGCGCAACGGTCACCAGCACGGCGACGGCCACGCCGACGCACACGCCGTTTCCCACACAGCGCCCGACCACGACGCCATTCCCGCCCTCCGGCACCATCGTGGTGGAGGTGGGCGAGTGCCGCGACTGGCCGGCCGGCTCTGAGGTGCCCGTGCACCTGAGCAATGGCCAGACGGGGGAGATGCACGACCTCCTCGGCACCTACATCGCCGGGCAGATCGTGGTCACCAGCGCGCCAGTAGGCGAGTGGGACATGGACTGGTCGGGTCAGAGCTATTGGTGGCCGCAGACGGTGCGGGTGTGGGATGGCATGACGACGATCGTCGAGTACTGGAAGTGCGAGGAACAGCATGAGTGACATTCTGCTCGAAAACGGCAGCCTGATTGTACGGACGCCCTACAATCCCGCCCTGGTTGCGGCGCTGAAAGCGACGGTCCCGGCGAGCGACCGCAAGTGGGACAATGCGCGCCGCGCCTGGCTTGTCGCGCCACAGCATGGACACGCCGTGGTGAAGCTTATTGACCAGCACCTGGGGGAGAATGTCGGCTTGCCAGCAATGCCCGCCGCGACCGCTGCGCGTGAGACGCGCGTACTCGAGGTGCGCTACCTGGGTACGACGAAGGACAGGGGCGACGGCGTGCCGTCAGTGTTTGCGATGATCGACGGCGAATGGGCCGCAATCTTCCCGGAGAAGGTGCTCCGGGAATGGTTCAGCGCCGAGGCGCGCCCGGACGAAGCGCCGACGCTCTACGCTGTCCTGGGCGTGCCGGCCGTAGCCTCTGACAGTGACATCAAGACGGCGTATCGGAGGCTTGCCCGTACCTGGCACCCAGATGTCTGCCAGGAGCCGGATGCCAAAGAGCAATTCATGCACATCCAGCACGCGTATGAGCTGCTGCACGATGCCAGGACGCGCGCCAAGTACGACGCGGGGCTGGCTTTGCAGGCATCGCTGATCAGGAGCCAGTCTCCTGGTCTCTGCGCCGCCGTTGACAACATCACCACCGGTTACCGGCCGCCACTACGCTATGGTCTCATCATGGTCGAGGGGCACGAGACCCTGGGACGCTTTGCAGTTGAGAAGATACTCGCCTGGCAGGATATCGTCCGCGGTGACGGCAAAGTGCTCGTCACATCCTGGCCCGCGGGCGCCAAGGCGCCGGCAGAGAAATGGAGTTGACCATGGAGTACACGCTCTATTGGCTGGACACGACCTACGCGTGCGGTGGCCTCCTGGTACAGCCGGAGAACCGGCGTATCGTCGGCGCACCACCAATCTACCGCAAGTATCTCGGGCTCTCGCTCGACACCGTCATCGCTCGCCTGCAACGACGCGGCTGGCTGCGGTACATCAAGGAGGTGCGCAATGGCTGAACAGACCGCGATTGTGCCGGGAAGCCTATCGGCCATTGCCACGCGTGACGGTGTGTCGCTGGCGGAGACGTTCGTTTCCGCGGATGCGGTAATCCTGGTGGATACCTCTGGTTCCATGTGCACCCGTGACAGCCGCGGCGGCAAGAGCCGGTACGATGTGGCGCTGCAGGAGCTGGCGCAACTGCAGGCACGACTGCCGGGCAAGCTGGCGGTGATTGCCTTTTCATCCAACGTGCTCTTTTGCCCTGGTGGCCAGCCGCCCCTGCTCAATGGCGGCGGCACGGACATCGCCGGCGCGCTCAAGTTTGCCAAAGTCGCCGACGTTGATGGTATGCGCTTCATCATCATCTCGGACGGCGAACCGGATGATGAGCGAAAAGCGCTCGCGGTCGCCAAGACATACAAGAACCGCATCGATACGATCTTTGTGGGACCAGAACACGACTATGCAAGCGGTCGGACGTTTCTACAACGCCTGGCCTCCGCTTCTGGGGGAAAGCACATCGCCGCCGACCGCGTCCAGGAACTGGCCAGCAAGACCGAGCAGTTGCTGTTGAGTGCCTGAGATGGATGCAGGCATCGACCTGGGCAAGGCCCAGGTGGACGCGAGCCTGCTCGCGGCACTGGCGGCCGCCGGCGTGAAAGACGCCGACGCGCGCGAGATCGCGCGCGTGGACGGCTTTGGCGGGTTGCCAGCCGGTCCCTGGTGCAAGGGCTTGGATCTCGCGGCACGGCTGGCGAATGGCGAGCAACTGGCACTGGACTGGGCAATGCTGCTCCAGCCCTGGGATACCATCTGTCAAGCAATGGCCAACGGCCAGGGGCCGGCGGAGGGTCTGGCCGCTGCCATATTAGCGCTACGCAGCGAGCTGCAGATAGCGCTGGTGAGCGCAGTAGGTGCGGTGGCGCAGCGGCTGGCGACCACGGCAGCCAAGGTACGACCAGGGGCCACCATGGCCGGCGCACGTGTGGCGGCGGCAACGGACGGAATGCCTCCCGACGTGGCCTCCCACTACCTCAGTTACATCGATGGCCGCCTGGTGAACACTGTTCGCCGGCTGCTGCAGATGAAGGACAAGGACCGCGAGCAGCGCCTGCGGGCGGTCGGCGAGCAGATCGTCCAATGGCTGGTGGACCATGGCAAACTGATCCGCACGCCGTTGGGGCAGAGCTATTACCTGTACGGCGATCAGCACCGGCTGTACGCGTTGGAATCTGATGCCTGGCATGGGTTTCTGTATCGGATCAGTGGGATCAATCCGGCCAGTCGCACCTTCGCTTACCTGTGCGCCGACTGTCTCACCGCTGCTGAGGACGGTGAGCCCCTGGACGTGGTACGCGTGGCCCACTGGCACCAGGACATGCAATTGTTGCGCGTGAGTGCCTTCAATGGCCAGGTCTGGCGGCTGGATGGCGAGACCATCGAGTGTGAGAACAATGGCGATGGGCCAGTACTGTTCGAGGATGCCGTCTACTGGCAGCCCTACGAGCCGAATTACTCCGCCGGCGGGCAGGCGCTCGCCTGGGCTACAGAGCAACTGCCACAGTGGGATGGCGACCAGCAGGAACTCTCGCTGTTCTACCGCAACTGGTGGCTGGCAACGTTCTTCTGCGAGCTGTGCCCCACCCGGCCGGTGCTGCTACTCAAAGGCGAAAAAGGCTCCGGCAAAAGCATGGCCATGCGGGTCATGCTGCGGCTACTGTTCGGTTTGGCAGCGGACGTATCGGGCGTGCCCGACAAGGCCGATGCTTTTACCGCCATGACCAGCAACTCGCACATCGTGGTCATGGACAACATGGACGTGGTAACGCAGGAAATCCGGGACAAGATCGCGGCCCTCTCCACCGGCAAGCAAGACGAGCTGCGCACACTCTACAAGACCAACGAAAAGACCATCGTGCGCTACCGCTGCTGGCTGGCGGTGACGAGCCGCACCCCGGACACATTGCAACGCGACGACCTGGTTGACCGCATTCTCCTCCTTCCGGTGAAGCGGATCGACGATGCCGCCAGGTCGCGCGAGAGCAAGTTTCTGCAGGAGGTGCTACAGAAGCGAAATCAGTTCTGGGGCGACTGCCTGACAGCACTCAACTCAGTCGTGGCGCACATCCGCTGGGGCGGCATCCCAGATCGTGGCGGGTTGCGCATGGAAGACTGGGCCGCGCTCGGTACGGTGATGGCGCGGGCTGTGGGTCAGGATGACATCTGGGAAAACGGGTTAAATGGGGTGAAGACACGGCAGGCCGCTTTCCTCCTTGAGTACGACGTGCTCTCACAGGCTATCGACGCCTATGTATCCGACCCGACACATAGCCGGAAGCCTCTTGAGACACGCAAACTGTACTCCGAGCTAAAGGCCGCACTGTACGGTCAGGACCGCCCAGATGCATCATGGCCCAGGTCCGTACGATCATTCGGCCGGCACCTGGCAGGCAGCAGACGCGAAATCGCCGCACATCTGGCCAAGAGTGGCATCCAGATGTCCTGGTATGAGAGTGGGACAAGGATGTACTATCAGTTCGAATGAGAGTCGGTGGCATGCCGGTGGCCTTTCGGGGCCAAAACTTGCAGTTTTGCAGTTTTGAGGGTGTGTTTCCACTAACTTTCTTCACGCTCAAAACGCTACGGAATTGGGCTGGAACAGACGAGAAAAACTGCAAAACTGCAAAAAGAGGGTCGAATGGACGCAACAGGATTCTTAAAGTCCGGAATCGCTGTCATTCCTGTATTGCCTGGAACCAAAAAGCCCTTTGTGCGGTGGCGCCGATACGAGAAGCAGTTGCCTACAGAGCGAGACCTGGTGCGGTGGTTTGCTCCGGGGCGGGCGATGAATGCGGCGGTGATCTGCGGCTGGCAAGGCCTAACAGTGCTGGACTTTGACGACATGCAGCGATACGTTGTCTGGCTGGCGTGGGCCGTCGCCACCGGAGGGACAGCGCGAGCAGCGGCGCAGGATACATACCGGGTGCGCACCTCCCGGGGCATACATGTGTACCTGCTGGTGGACGATTGCCCGCGTTGTGGGCACTTTCAGTGGGGCGATATCAAGGGCCGGGGTGGGTACGTGCTGATACCGCCGTCGGTGCATCCGAGTGGCGCGGTGTACACGGCGGTGGATGATGTGGCGCCGATGCTGAGGGTGACAGTCCTCGCTGAGGTGATCCCGGACGCGCCGGCTCCGCCGCTACTGCCTCCGCTGCCACTGACGGCTGTGACGCCGATGAGCAGCTTGTGGCCGGCAACGCGTGCTGAGGAAGTGAAAGCGGCCGTGCCGATATTGAGTTTTTTTCCAGATGCGCGGCCAACGGGCGGTGGCGGCCGCTGGTTAATGGCGCACTGTCCGTGGCATGACGACAAGCATGAGTCGCTGTGGATCGACACAGAAAAGGGTATCTGCAAGTGCTACGCGGGCTGTACGCTGAAGCCGTTGGATGTGATTGGTGTGCATGCGCGGCTGCAGGGTATTAGTGATCGTCAGGCGCTGCGAGAGCTGCACGCGCGAATAACCTGTTGAAACCTGCTGAGGAGGAAGCGACTTATGAAACTCAACAAGACGCGACTAGAGGCCGCCCGCAAGCGGTGTAGCAATGACACCCACGGCCCGTACGAGCGCTGTCCAGATGGGCCGTGCAAGTGTCAACGGCCAAGATATTCACCCACCCCTGTGCCGCTGCCATCTGGTCACGCGACTGCCTGACGGACATCGTAACGTTTCTGGCCTGCCTGAATGCAGCGCCCGCCGGAACCCGACTGGTCGGCCTGTCAGGTGATGATGGGCTTCGGTGAGCAGCACAAGTGGTGGAAGAAGGTGACAGCATGACCGACCGTGCCTGGAAGCGTGCCGAGCGCCAGATCGCCAAGCGCCTCGGGGGCAAGCGCACCGGCAACGCGGGGCGGTGGCAGTGCAGGAAGTGCAAGGAGGCCCTGGGCTACGTTACGCCCCAAGGGCGTGTCTGGCTGGATATGGACCAGTGCAAGGTCATGGAACGGTTCTGGAACCTCATCCGTGTGCAGTGCGTGTGTGGCCAGGTCAATCGCTGGGGGCTGCGCGGTAGCGACAGAAAACGTGGCCCAGCGCTTGACGACCAGGAAGAGTCAGTATAAACTGTAACTGTACTGAATTGAACGCGCAGAACTGCGGAGTTGAGCGCCCGCAGACTCCCTCATCGAGAGTCTGTGGGCTTTTTGTTTGCGGCGGTGTGATGTGGGTGGCTTAAGCGCGAAACGGCGGGCTTTTCTTGAAGCCTACCTCAGTTGCTGGAATGCAACTGAGGCAGCTCGCCGTACCGGCTATAAGCATCCACATGTCCAGGGGCCGCGGTTGTTAGCAAATGTTAGAGTTCAGGTTGCCATCCAGGCCCGCCTGACCGAGATCAAGATGAACGCTGACGAGGTGCTGGTCAGGTTGGCGCAGCAGGCCCGGTCCGAATATTCGGCCTATATCCGCGACGGCGGCACGATTGATCTGGCGAGGCTGCTTGCTGACGGCAAGGGGCACTTGGTCAAGGGCGCAAAATGGGACAGAAGCGGCAAGCTGGTCGTTGAGTTCTACGATGGGCAGCATGCTCTGGAGTTATTGGGCAAGCATCTCGGGCTGTTCAAAGACGGGGTACAGGTGGACATAAGCGATGCTCTGGCAGGCATCCTGGCAAGACTCGCTGGCCAAAGCAGTAGAACAGACGACTGACGCGGTGGCTTTCGCCCGCGCCTGGCTGCAGTGGGAACCACACGACGGGCAGCAGCGGTGGCTCCTGGCGCCGGAGCGCAATACGGCTGTGCTGGTGACGGGTCGCCGTTGGGGCAAGAGCGAAGTCGCAGCAATGCAGTCGCTGTATTATGCGGTCTTTCGTTCGAAGACGCGACAGGGTATCGTAAGCGTGACTCTTGACCAGGCACGTCTCAGCTTCGATGTGGCGCTGATGATGGTGCAACAGCAGCCGTTGCTGGCGGCGCTGATTGACAAGGTGCGAGATACGCCGTTTCCGCTGCTGCGCTTCAAGACCGGCAGTGAGATCACAGTGCGCACGGCAGCACGTGAGGGCATCTACCTGCGCGGGCACAAGTTCCACCGCTGTATTGTGGATGAGGCCGACTATCTGTCTGAGAAGTTGATCGACGAAGTTGTGCGCATGGCGCTTGCCGATGTCGGTGGGCAGCTCGTGCTGATCTCGACGCCCAGGGCGAGGCGGGGGCTGGTGTACCGTGAGCTGCAGCGGGGGCTGGGCGGTAATGACGGTGTCTATGCTCAGCAGGGCAGTACGTTCGAGAACCCGAACGTCGATCACAAGTATATCGAGGGGTTGCGTGACCGGATGACGGCGACAGCCTGGCAGCGTGAGGTCGAGGGCATCTACACCGATGACGACGCTGCAGTGTTTGGCTGGCAGCATATCCAAGCCGCTTACGAAGCGGCAGATTGGACGCTGCCGTTGACGCCGGACCCCAAGTGGCGTTACGTCTGCGGGGCCGACTTGGCCCAGGCCGAGGACTGGACGGTGATCTACGTTCTGGATGCAACGCAAAAGCCGTATCGCCTTGTCTACTCCGAGCGTTTCCAACGGCAACCCTGGCCGTTCGTCAGCAGTCGTATCCGCGAGGTGCATCAGCGCTACAATTGCCATCAGACGCTGATTGACGCCACAGGCGTGGGCGCAGCAGTGCTGGACGAAGTGCGGGACGTTGCTCAAGGTTACGTCTTCACTGGGCGCAGTAAGGTGGACCTGTTGGTGAACCTCCAGGTGGCACTGGAAAAGCGCGAGGTGCTGTTCCCGTTTGTGCGTGAGCTTGTGGATGAACTACAGAACTATGCCTGGGATGACAAGGCGCTGACTACTGACTGCGTTATGGCTCTGGCTCTCGTCTGCTGGGCGGCGGGCCCCCGTTCGGGCGTCGAGTACGCGCCGAGCTTGTGGAACTGAGGAGGCTCATGGTGACTTGGCTACGACAGGGCAATATCATCGAGGACCAGGTCGCCTCGGCGCTGGCTATGGAGGAGAATGAGCGAGCGCTGCGCTTCAAGCGTGCCTGGGAGTGCTATTACGGTCAGTTTGCCAGGCCACTAAAGGTGCGCAAAGGCCAGCCCGACGACAATGTGATCGTGAACCTGGCGCGGGTGATCGTGGACAAGGGGGTGTCTTTCCTCTTCGGCCAGGAACTCGTTTTCGATCTGAACGAGGGTAAGCAGACGCCCGCCGAGGAGTGGCTAGATGGTTGCTGGCAGGCCAACCGGAGGATGACGCTGCTGCAAAAGCTGGCTCTCAACGGCAGTATCTGTGGGCAGCCCTTCGTCAAGATTGTCCCCGGTCAGCCTTATCCGCGACTCGTCATCCTGGACCCTGCGACGGTGACCGTGCGCTGGGAGCCCGACGACATCGAGGCTGTGGTCAGCTACCGCATCCAGTACCCGGCGGTGGACCCGCAGACCGGTAAGCCCATTGTGATCCGACAGCTTGTCGAGCAGGACGGGCAGGTCTGGCACATCACCGACCAGGTGAGTCGCGATGGGGGCATCTGGCAGACGACAGCTGAGGCTGCTTGGCCACACCCCTGGCCGCCGATTGTCGACTGCCAGAATCTGCCAGCGCCTAACGAGTACTGGGGCATCAGCGATCTGGAAGATGATGTTCTCGGCCTGAACGGCTCGCTCAACTTTGTGCTCTCGAACCTGGCGCGCATTATCCGCCACCACGCGCACCCGAAAACGTGGGGCAGAGGGTTTACAGCGCAGCAGCTCAGCATTGCGGTTGATGAGACGATTGTGCTGCCGGCACCGGAGGCTGAGCTGCACAATCTGGAGATGTTGAGCGACTTGAGCAGCTCGATAGAGCTGTACAAGCGGCTGAAAGAGGCGCTGCACGAGATCTCGCGCGTCCCAGAGGTGGCCACCGGCAAACTGGAGAGCACCGGCCAGCTTTCGGGCGTGGCACTGGCCATCCTGTATCAGCCGCTATTAGAGAAGACCGAGACCAAGCGGCGCACGTATGGCGATTTGCTCGTCGAGCTGAACCGGCGGTTGCTGGCTCTGGGCGGTTTTGGCGAGGATAACCGCGCGGTGCTGCACTGGCCGGAGATGTTGCCGCGCGATCCGCTGCAGGAGCGGCAGGCGGCGGTGCTGGATCAACAGCTTGGCGCTTCACAAGACACACTGCTGGGCAAGCTGGGCTACGACCCGGATTTGGAGAGGGAGAAGCGGGAGGTCAGGAGTGCAGAGCTTGGCGACCAGGTGCTCGGCGCCTTCGACCGTGGCGAATAGTCCTGCCGTCGCCTGGCTGCTGCACTTGCTGGAAGAGCACGGCCCCGGCGAGTATATCGTGCAGGTGAAAGCAGATGGGCGCATGATCGTGAAGCGCCCGCGGCCGCCATTGCGTTTCGAGTGGGAGCCACCTTGCCATGCCGGAGCCCGGTGACATCTATGCAGTTGCGGAGCGCTTCCGGCGTGAGCTGTTGCGGTGCGAGCGGGCCACAACCTCGGAGATGGTACGCGCCTATAGCGAGAGCTGGAAGCGTATCAAGGTGCAGATTGACAAACTGACCCACCGATGGTGGGAAGCGGTGCAGGCCGGCGAGAAGCCTGCGGCGTCGTGGCCTTTCGAGTTTGAGCGGCTGCAGATGCTGCAGCGGCAGGTCGAGGCTGAGATTGGCCGGTTTGCCCGCTTTGCCGAGACACGGATCGCGGCGGAGCAGTGGGAAGCAGTGCGGGCGGCTGCGCGCTATGCCGAGCAGATGGTCGATGCGGCTATGCCGCCTGGCCTGGCTTACCGATGGGACCGGCTGCCGGTGGAGGCTGTCGAGGACCTGGCGGGTTTTACCCAGTCTGGCTCACCACTGCGCACTCTGCTTGATAGGCTGGGGCCGGCGGCGAGCGAGAGCATTCGGAAGGCGCTGATTTCGGGTCTGGCTCTAGGCAAAAACCCCCGCGAGATCGCGCGCCAGGCGCGGGCGGCACTGGGTGGCAACCTGGTGCGGGCACTGACGATCAGCCGCACGGAGACACTGCGAGCGTGCCGCGAGGCCACGCGACGCAACTATCAGGCAAATAACGATGTGGTCAAGGGGTGGGTGTGGCATGCGGCGTGTGACCCGAGGACCTGCGTTATGTGCTACGCGATGCACGGCACAAAGCACAGCCTGGAGGAGGTCCTGGATGATCATCCCAACGGCCGCTGTGCCATGTTGCCCGAGACCAAAAGCTGGGACGAGCTGGGCTTTGAGGGGGTGCAGGAGACACGAGCCGGGGTGGAGACGGGCGAGTTGCTGTTCGCCAAGCTCACGGAGGAGCAGCAGCGGCAGGTGCTGGGCAACGCGGGATACGAGGCGTACAAAGCGGGCGCGGTGAAGCTGTCGGACTTTGTGGGCCGGAAACAGAGCAGCTCCTGGGGCACAACGCGGTACGCGAGGAGTCTAAGGGAGATACTGGGGGCGAGTGAGGCGAGGAAGTGGCAAGAGGCGGCTGCCCAGGCGCACCGTGAAGCATTGCGGGGTGTGCCCAAGACACCGCTGAAGACACCGAATCCTAGACATAGGCTAGAGAAAGTGCTACCACGTTCGCCAGCCAAGCCCACCAATACTGTTGTGGAATCGTGGGATGTGGTACAACAGGATATTGCAGCGATCAATCGGGGTGAGGGAGAACGTCAGGGCAACTGCTGGGCTATCAATGGGCGAACGTATGGCGTGGAGAAGGGTGGGCGCTGTTATCCGATTTCCGGGCCAGGGTTCCACGTGCTGGACCGCGTTGCCTACAAGGCACTTGGGATGTATAATAAGTATGGGCTGACGAGTGAGGCTGAGAGAATGCTTGACCGTTGGGATTGCCCGCAGGAGGCGCGACGCGTTGCACGTGCTGCGTATGAGGCGGTGAAGGGATGATGTGGGAAGAGCTCTATCTAGGCCGGCTGGCTGGCATTGACGAAATCCAGATAGCGCTGGGCAAGGCGTTGGGCATTGCCCCGGGTACAATCAGGGTGGTGGATGATCTTGCGGAGGCGCCACTGCCGCATGATCCCGCAACGCGCTTGCTGGTGGAGCGATACGTCTATCCCGGTGAGTTTCCAATGCGACTCTCCTGCAATGTGTTTGACGTGCCGGCTGTCGATGCATTGACGGTAGTACGCAAGGTATGCACTGCGCTGCAAACAACGTGCCTGATTGGCGATGACTCGCCGGATGACTCGGTTTGGTTGCGCGTGGCGCTCGACGGCACCGTCGAGCGCGTACTGGTGGACGATGAGGCGCTCGAGCGAGATGAATTGAGGGTAGCTCAGGTGCTCGATGTTGAGCGCGCCAGGACGGCTGCCTGAAGGGGCAAGGGCGGGGTCTCCCCGCCCCTGCGCTTGACCACATTTCCAAGTTGTTGTAGAATACAGCCAACAGAATAACCAACCCCAGAGCGTGTAGCAGAGGGGCATTTGTCGGAGAAATCCGGCGGGTGCCCCTTTTTGTTTTCTCAGGCGGGGAGATCCCGCCCCTACTTGGGCGAGGGAGAGGCCCCTCACCCCAACCCTCTCCCCCTGGGAGAGGGGGATGTTTACACCACGGCGGCGGTAACAGCCGGGAGGATGTTCACAATGGCAGATCAGAACCCACAACAGACGAACCAGGCCAACGGGGCACAGGCCCCGGACCCCACCGCTCAGCAGGGCGGGAAAACGTTCACGCAAGAGCAGCTCGACGTCATCATCGCGGACCGGCTGCAGCGCGAGCGGGGCAAGTATGCGGACTATGAGGAGCTGAAGAAGGCCAAGACCGAGCTGGATACGCTCAAGCAGGGCCAGCTCAGCGAGGCCCAGAAGCTCCAGCAGCGGGCTGAGACGGCTGAGGCGGAAGCCAAGACGGCCAGGGAGCAGATCAGGGCGGCCAATCTACGCATGGCCATTGAGCGGGAGGCGCGCAAGTTGGCCATCGTGGACGAAGATGCCGCTTTCCGGCTGCTCGATCTGGCGGCCGTGCAGTACGACGCGGCCAGCACGCCCACCAATATCGAGCCCCTGCTGCGTGCCCTGGTGGCCAAGCGCCCCTACTTGGTGGGCCAGGCAGGCGGCAACAGTGGCTCGCTGACGAACCCGGCGCGTGGCGGCAACGCCAAGCTGACGCTGGACGACATTCGCAAGATGGGCCCCGAGGAGATCAACCGTCGCTGGGACGAAGTGCAGCGGGTGATGGCGGGGCAGTAAAGCCGTGGATAGACAAGGAGTAGGACATGGCACTGGAGAACTTTATTCCAACTATCTGGAGCGCGCGGCTCCTGGAGAACCTGCAAAAGGCGCTGGTCTATGGCCAGGCCGGGATCGTCAACCGCGACTATGAGGGCGAGATCCGCGATGTGGGCGACACGGTGCGGATCAATGCTATTGGCGCGGTGACGGTGTCTGACTATACCAAGAATACGGATATCAATGCGCCGGAGACGCTGCAGGATGCGAGTTTGCTGCTGCGTATCGAGAAAGCGAAGTATTTCAACTTTGCCGTAGACGACGTGGATCGTGTGCAGCAGAAGCCGAAGGTGATGGACGCTGCAATGCGCGAGTCGGCTTATGCCCTTCGGGATGTGGCCGACCAGTATATTGCCGCGCAGATGGTGGCCGGGGCCGGCGTCAAGTGGGGTACGGACGCCAGCCCGAAGGTGCTCGACACGGCGGTCAAGGCGTACGAGCTGCTGGTCGATGTCGGCATCGAGTTAGACAAGGTGAATGTGCCGCGGGCCGGGCGGTGGGCGGTGGTGCCGCCCTGGGTTTACGGTCTCTTCCTTAAGGATGACCGCTTTGTCAAGGCGGGCACGACCCGGAGCGACCAGGTGCTTGCTAATGGCGAGATGGGCCAGGCGGCCGGGTTCACGATCTTGGAGTCCAACAACGTGCCGGTCTCCAGCAACAAGTACCGGGTGTTGGCCGGTGTACCGCAGGCGTGCTCATATGCCGAGCAAGTCCTCAAGGTCGAGGCGTATCGGCCGGAGCGGCGCTTTGCCGATGCCGTGAAGGGCCTGCATGTGTATGGCGCAAAGGTTGTGCGCTCGCAAGCGCTGTGCCTGGCGATCTGTAGCGTGAGTTAAGCTAGTGAGGGGGGTGCTCGATGGCTCGTGATGCTGTGACTATCGTTGGCCTAGCCGTGGATGGCGGGACGGCCCCAGGGGCTGGCACGACCATCAACGTGGCCAATGGCGCCCTGCTGGCTGCTGGCGGCAACACGCAGCGGCTTGCGATCCACGTGAAGAACACAGCTGTGGCCGACAAGAACGTTACTATCAAAGCGGGTGCCAACCCGCCCGCCCTTGCCCAGGGAGTCGGTGACCTGGTCGTGAGCGTGCCTGCCAGTACTGGCGAGCGCCTCATCGTCGTCGAGTCGGCCAGGTTCGCCCAGATCAACGGTGACATCCACGTTGACTTTGAGACGGGCATGACCGGCACCATACTGGCATACCGACTGCCGAAGGTGTAGCTGGGAAGTGGGCTGGCCGGCAGAGTTCCTTCTCAGGTGCTCGCCGGCCAGCCGCACGCCAGGCCAGGAGGATAGGGTGTGGGCGTCCGTGCTTCCATGGCTGATCTAATCAGCCGAGTGCGGCTGCTGATCAACGATCCGATAGGCGGGGGCCAGGTATTCACCGACCAGCAAGTCCAGGATGCTCTGGACAAGCGCCGTTCCGATGTGCGCTACCTGGAGCTGGCAGGCGCTGAGGCGGTCGCGCCAGGTGGGACGGTGAGCTATCTGGACTACTACGCTAACCGCGGTGACTGGGAGGCCGACGAGCAGCTCGTGGACGGCTCGTACAATGTGCTGGCTCCGGCAACTGCAGATCGCCTGACGGGCCACTGGACTTTTGCCACAGATACAGAGCCGCCGGTGTACATTGTGGGCAAGGTGTACGATGTATACGCTGCTGCGGCGGACGTGCTGGAAGCCTGGGCGGCGAGGGAGAAGCTCGCCTTCGATGCGGAGGCCGATGGTCAGGCTATGAGTCGGTCGCAGAAGACGAAGGCGCTGCTGGCGCTGGCGGCTGAGTACAGGCAGCAGCAGAGAGTGGCGGTCGTGCGGCAGGTGCGAAGTGACCTGTAGAAGTGGTCGTAGTGGGCCCTTCGGCTTCGCTCAGGACAGGCTTGGTGAACTGTGCTGACTGCGGCTGAGCTGTCGATAGCCCGGACCGATGCTGCTGCGCTTTTGCCGGAGACCTGCGAAGTGCGGCGCAAGACACTGGCGCCGGATGGCGCTGGTGGCCTTACCGAGTCTTGGGCAACCGTTGCTGCTGTTGCTTGTCGAGTGGCGCCCTCTGGCCAGTCGCCGCAGGAGCGGGCGATTGCGGAGCGGATGACGGCGACGAGTGTCTGGACGCTTACGCTGCCAGCCTTGACGGATGTGCGGGTTGCGGACCACCTTGCGGTGGGCACGAGGACGTTCGAGGTGGCGGGAGTGCTGGCGCGCAGCGAGGAGATTGCCCGGCGGGTGGTGTGCAGGGAGATTGCCTGATGGCCGATCTCAAGATCATCGCCGAACTAAAGTTCGACCGGCTGCCGGAGCTGCAGGGCCAGTTGCGCCGCCAGGCGAGCGCGGCGGTGCGCAAGGCGGCCTTCGCCATCGAGGCCCAGGCGAAGCGGGCGGCCCCGGAGGATACGGGATTCCTGAAGAATAGCATCTACACAACCACACAGGACGATAGCAGCTATGACCAGGCGGCCAGTCGGGCGCGGGAGGTCAACCCGGACGCTGAGGTCCTCCCGGAGGTGGGCCGGCCCAGCGAGCTGCAGGCCGTGGTGGCCGTTGGTGCCGAGTACGGCGTCTATGTCGAGCTGGGTGCCGCGGGCCGACCGGCGCAACCTTTCCTGGGCCCGGCAGCGGAGGCGGTGAGGCCGGTCTTTGTGGCGAAGATGAAAGAGCTGCTGGGCTGATGCAGGAGACCTTTCGTGCGGAGCAGTGGCTCTATGGCCTGCTATCGAGCGACGCAGGGGCCGGCGGGGTGAATACGCTTGTCGGGGGGCGTATCTATGCCTACCTGGCCCCGCTCGGGGCCCCATTCCCGCTGGTGGTTTTCTCCCACCAGGGTGGCCACGATGTGCGGGGGGTGGGACCGATGCGAGTTATGGCGAGCATGGTGTATCAGGTCAAGGTGATTGGGGAGGGTACGGCGGTGAACTTTGGCGCAGTGAAGGTCATCGCTGACCGGATCGACGCACTACTCCAGGGAGCGAGTGGTGTCGTAGTGGATGGCCAGGTGCTCTCTTGTGTACGAGAGCAGGGGATCAGCTACGTGGAGAACAGAGGGGCGGATGTTTATAGCCACCTGGGGGGGCTCTATCGTCTCCAGGCGCAGGCGCTGTAGGAGGTGAAGTATGCCGGAACGGACAAGCATCACACAGGTGACGCAGGTGGGTGTCGAGGTCACACCTGGTACGGGAGTGGCGGCCAATAAGCTGCTGCAGGCATTGTCTATTGAGCCAGGCATCAAGGCCGATGTCAAGACCTTCAGGCTGCTGGGGCAGAAATTTGCAACCATTGCGGCCTTGGGCAAGGAGTGGGTGGAGGCGAAGATTAGCGGGGATGTGGCCTGCTACAACCACCTGGCTTACCTGCTCAGTGGCGTGATGGCCTATGCTGCCCCGGCGCAGCAGGGGGTAACAGCGGCCTACAGGTGGACACTGGAGCCGTCACAGTCTGCCGCGGACACGGTGAAGACGTACACAGTGGAGAATGGCTCGGGCGTCCGGGCCGGGAAGTTCACGTACGGCACGATCACTGAGTTTGGCCTGTCGTTCGACCGTGAGAAGGTTGAGGTTGCAGGCTCGATGATTGGCCAGGCATACCAGGACAACATTGCCTTGACCGACGCGCCGACGGCGATTGCTGTGCAACCGATTTTGCCGGCGGACCTGGATGTTTATCTGGATTTGACGTCGGCGGCTATTGGCACGACAAAGCTGACGAGAGCATTCAGTGGTGAGTTTAGCATTGGCAACCGTTTCGGCCCGCTGTGGGCGATCAACAGCACCGTCGACGGCTTTGCGGCGACGGTGGAGCTGGAGCCGAAGGCGCAGTTGAAGCTGCTGGTCGAAGCGGATGCACAGGGGATGGGACCTCTGGCAGCGATGCGGGCCGGGGACAAGCGATACATCCGACTGAAGGCGGTGGGCCCGCTGATCGCTGACACGTACTACTATACGTTGCAACTGGACCTCTGCGGTGCGGTCTCGGGGGTTGGCAAGTTTAGCGATAAAGATGGGGTGTATGCTATCGAGTGGACGTTCGACGTGGCATATGATCCTGCTTGGGCGGCGGGGACGGCGATGGAAGTGCAGCTGACAAATGTGCTCAGCTCGCTGTAGGAGGCGACATGTCAATCAGGGTATCTCACCTGGCCCGCGACCAGCGGACTGTTGCCGTGCCGGTGGGGGGCGACGTAGTCAACACCATATACCGGCCGGGTGGGATCACGCCGGAGATCGAGGACAAACTGCAGGAGTATGT